TATTACATTCCGAATTTTACTATTATTTGGTAGAAGTTCTACTATTCTTTTAGTCCATGCACTCATCACCTATAGCCTCCCTTAGTATTTTAAGAGCAGACTTGGGAGCTTTCTCCAACCCCGCTACGGCTTCATACTCAATTACTAAAAGTTCTGCTAGTTCTTGAACTATCTCTTTTTTAGTCACTGGGTCTTCGCCAGTTTTAGTTTTATATACAGTTTTCTTGTATACGCCTTCTCTGCTTAGTTTTCCAATTATAGATTTTACACTCTTATCCAAATCTTCAGCTAACATATTTACTGTTTCTCTGTCTGGCTTTAATCTATACTGATTAACTATAAATTCTACTTGGTCTTGTGTGTAGTTTACACTCATATTATTTCTCCTAAATCGCCTGTGTGGTCTATGTCGTTCATTTCGATTTCATAGATTGTTATTATGTCTAGCACTTCTTCTAAGGTCATTGTCCATTCTTTAGATATTTCTCTAACTGCTTCCATCTTTGACATGCCGTTAGCTGTGTGTGCATCATAGTCCATTTCTACATGTATTCTGTTCCACATTCTTCACTCCTTGTATAGTTGTCTATAACCTCGTCTATACTCATAGCAACTTGCACTATAGTATATCCTTTTTTGTTTATCTTATGCACTGCTCCATTGTTATAGTATATAAAATACCCAGTGCCATACCCTAAATCCCCACAGCCATTGCACATATAATGTTGTGCCACACTATTACCCCAATGCTCTGCTGCTAGATAAAGTCTTCGTTTTTCTACTTCAGATTTATACTGTGTCATTTAGCTCTCCTGTTTCAAAGAAGTTATATACTACATCATCACTAAACTCTGATGCCGACCTTTCATCGCCATCAACTGTTTCAACTAAATCCCACCAATCAAAGTCCTCATCATCTATTTGTTCTCCAAACTTTTCCCTAACAATGTCAGTTAATTCACTTCCATCTATATAGTTCTCCTCATGGTCTACTAAACACTCTCCTTCAAGGTCATTCCATGTAGAATAAAAACTATCTACTCCAAAGAAGTTTCTAAACTCATCTTCATAAGTCATTGTAATTGAGATTGGATTATGTGTTGTTTCAGATAAGTACTTCGCCAATCTTTCACAAAATGGGTATGGGTGAGACCATGCACTGTGTCCACTAATATAGCCACCGTGGTCATAAAACTCCCAATCTTCAAGGCTAATCCACTTAGCACCAACATTAGTACAACCCCAATCATACCAATTAGTTTGACTGCCATCTTCGTCATATTCTTGCCCACAATTTTCATACATAGGTAGCTTATCTACTTCGATAATTTCCTTATATGTTATAGGTGGTTCTCCTTCTTGCCAATGAGGTCTTTCGCCTTCTATAATCGGAAATGCTTTCTCCAATGCTTTACATCCTTCATCTAGCCCTTCTATTGTTATATTAAAATATACATGATTCGCCATTATAGAATCCTCCCTAGAATTAATACTTGTAGAATCAATACTAATACTGGCACTACTGTTCTTACGAGTTCTAAGCTATGCTTATACTTACTTAGCTCATACTCCATTTTATTTTTCTTCGCCATTATATATCTCCCTGCTCTCGCACTTCTGACCTAATAACTTCAAAGCCATTAGGATATCGCTTCTCTAATTTACTAATATTTTCTAGCATTACTTCTTCAGGCGTAAATCCAAGTGCGATACAACCTTGCACCCAATACCATAATACATCTCCTAGCTCTCTTTTCATGTGAAAAATCTCATCATCTGAGAACTTTGAGTCTGCTTGAAATACTTTTTTCTTTACTACTTCTGCAAACTCTCCACTTTCTGCCATCATTCCTATAACAGCAGTAAGTAGTCTTGCTACTTGCAACTCTTCACCATGCTCGTCGCCTCTATGCCATGTGTTGCCACATAGGTTTCCAAGCCTATCGCCCAACATCATAGTATTTTTACTTGTTTTACTTGTAGTGGTGTCTACAAACTTTGCGTAATCATTAATCATCGCTATCTACCTCTATTAAATCTGTTAATCTTTTTAATAAAATCTCATACTCGGCAGTTAAACCTTGTAGTTCTTCTTGGAACTGGTCTATCTGCTCGAGTATAGTTTTCATGTCGTCGTCGCATATCTTCAATAAATCATTTATGCGAGCAATTTCTTCTTGTCGATACTTTTTACCGACTCTTTGCCTAGAATTAGGGAACTTTACTACTTCACCCATGCGCCCACCAATAATAGAATTAGTACTGCGTATCCGAAGAATAGTAATAACCATTCCGCTGGGTCTTCTTTATCGAAGTCGCCCCATATTGCTTCCATTAGTTTTTTCACTGCCACACTATCCTTACTCCTCTGCGAGTGAGTTCATTAAGTGCTTTTACTTTGAGTTTAGGCTTACCATTCTTATTGTTTAGGTAGTCTATTAACTCTTGTTTTGGCGTTTGATGCATGTAGAAGTGCTGAAAGCTGGCTCTTGCTCTTGGTATAGTCACCAATTTGCCTTCTGCGTTTCTAATTCTTGTCATTCTTATACTTGGTTTCCATTTAGCTGGCATTGTTATCTCCTGTTCTTATTTTGTTGTTAATCTTTATGTAAGTCACTGCGTAATCATACAGATACTCTAAATATGCTTCATATCCGTACTCGTTGTCATTGATGTTGTCGTATGCGTTTTCCATTCCATCAATCCATAGTTGCTTTGGCACATCATCTATTTCGCATAGATAGTATGGGTTGCCGTTTTCTTTATCGAAAGCACTCCAGTCTCGTAGGTTTTCTACTACATCTTCAAGGCTTAATACTCCATAGATTTTGCACTCGTAGAACTTTTCTACTGCGCTCAGCACTTCCCATAAACTATGAGTGTGCATGAACATTAAGCCATCGTCTGTGTCCATAAATTCTTTTTCGGACTGAGCGGGGTTCATAATAGCTTTTTCACTTTTATCGTAATCCATTATCTTCTGCTCCCTTTCACATAAGTTGTGATAGTGCCTACTCTTGATGGTGTTTGTATTGTGCCATCAATACCTCCTTTATGAACTGCATAATCGCCTTTCCAATATCCTGAGCCTAGTGACTTTCTTCTTTGGATTTCTTTGCGTATTAGTTTGCCCATAGGAGTTTGCTCCTCGCGCCTTGCGATAAGTTCATTACTGTCTAATTGCATTACTGCTAAATATTCTGTGTTTGCTTGTGCCATTATTTTTCTCCTACTATTAAATTTTTATATGTGTATATTATACTGGATTTTGGGGAAGTTGTCAAGAACTATTTTAAGTTAGCCTTAAAATTTTGATGTGAAGGTTTGGAAGATAAAAAAATAGGCAGTATTGCTACTGCCCATTAAAACGCGTTTATTTTATTATACTGTGGCAAGTCGGCATCTTATCTTGCACCTATCACAGGGTGTAGCTAGCGGTGATGGATATTACGAACTTCAATCTACGACTTGCGTCTATGGTATACTGCTCATTTCGCATCACTTATCTACTATATTAAGTTATCCGCTATTCAGTGGTTGACAGAGCGACTGCCGTTCTACTTAATGCTTAGCTTTTATACTGTTCCAAGTCTGCAGTTTGTCATTATTATATCAGTGCTTTCTGCCCCTCTTACCCTACTCTCTTGCCTAAGCAAGCGTGGGATATCCTCGCAGATAAGCGGTGGAGTTCTCTATATTCTAACTCCTTGCCCTATGCTTGGTTTGACAGTTAAAACTGAATCGCCCCAAGACTTTGCTACTATTGACTGGTTGCTATGATATAAATATCTAGTCCGCCCGTGTCGCAGTAGACTGGTTTCCTTCTCGTTTCCTCTTGTTGCTACCGAGCAAATCGGTTTGTTATCAAGAGTGTCAGCGTGGTTTCCTCACTCTACATGATGTTGTGGTGCATCTTGCGTCAATCACCTCTGTATTTTTAAAGCCGAAGCTCGTAACGCCCAGAAATACAGTAAAACAAATCGGTTTTATACTTTCGACAAAGTGCTCAAGGGGCGTGTCCTACTCTGCTTACGACCTACACGCGATGGTAGGGATTACCGATAAGGCTAACGCTCCACTCATTTACTGACAAGCTAATCAGATATGCACTCACTTTTATTTCCGCAAAATATGTCTGCATATGACTATCAAAAAATCGTGTACTTGTTCCTTAACGAGTTCTCCAAGCACCGAAGAGCATACGGCTATCTTTAATGTCATGCCTGACTTCCTACACTTATGGCAGTAGGCTCCTTGAGTCGGCATGAGTTAGGATTATTTTTTGGCCGAAGCTCAAACATTTATTTTTTCCTTTGCAACTCTGCCGTTGTTCTCTATTCTTTTTTATATTTTATAAGATATATTATACACGGCTTTTAACCATTTGTCAAGAAAAATTTTAATCTATTTTTCTCAACCCTCCCCGAGGGGCGAAGCACATTTACTGTGCTTCTAGGTGGTCAGCTAACTTTGAAAGGTCTGCTTTCGTTGCTTTGCTGATAGAAGGTATACTGAAACCTAATACTGCTTCAATTCTCTCTACGAACTCGCCCTTGAGTACTACAGGCTCTCCTGCTTTTGTTACTCTCGGCTGAGATTTGTAGACACCTTCTCTTGAAAGTTTAGCTATTACACTTCTTGTGTTTTTGCCTAACTTTTCTGCTAGAGCTTCTACTGTGTCTCTAGTTGGATTAGCAGTGTAGGTTTCTACCATCATGCTAACATCTTTTTCTGAATAATTTACTTGTGCCATTGTTTCCTCCTTAGTGCCAAATAATTTTTTTAGTATCTTTATCATCATAATATAAATATTATATCAACTTTTTGACGCTTTGTCAAGAAGTTTCTGAAAATACTTTGAGCAAGGTGTCAGATTCGTACTGACCTTTACTGGCAGAGGCAGGAGTTGAACCTGCTACTTCTCCATAACGAGCGTGCTTCCGTAGTCACTTCTCTGCCACGAGCTACCCTGCTCAAAGTATCTTCATTTCCTTCAAAAGATATAATATATTATACAGAGCCATTAAGGAGTTGTCAATAACTTTCTTAGGCGACTAATAGTCCAATGCCGAAGAAAACTACTAGCATAACTATTACTTCTACTAGCGTCCACTTTTGTGCCTGTATTTCTTCCATCTGCTCTAGCAAGTAGTTTAATACCCACACTGCGATTCCTCCAAATATAATGAAGTACAGCATGCCCATTGCTAGAGTATATAGAATATTATCAATCATAAGACATATTATACTAGGCTTTTTCATATTTGTCAATAGAATCGCGGAAGATTCATTAAAAAACATCAGCGAATTCTCGGGGGCCGGACGCGAAACCTCGGCGGGCGTGCCCAAAATTTCCCAAAATTTCTCAGCAAAACTCTTGACAACCCCGACAAATTCTGTTATACTTTTAATAACTTTATTATAACCCCGCCAAGCGCGCATAACTTTTACACTAGACTATGCCTAGTTTTTACACTAATTAGCCCGCGCTTTCGTAAGTTTTACACTGAGGTTTAGCACTGCCTTTGGCGCAGCGAGGGCCGACCCCCTTGATTTAAAGGTCTTCGCGGGTATGGTAAAATCACATTCAGAGGGGCAAACCTGCCCTCTCAACGAAGACATAAGGAAAAATTAACACATACGAAATTAGGCGTACGTATTGACAGGCGGGGGAAGGTGTGGTAAAATCGGCGCGGTAAAGGGGACAAGCGTCCCCCTTTGGTGGTTATCTAATTTTGCTTAGAACCCAGAGCATTGTATCAATGTTCGCTCTTTGAAGAGAAGCGACAATTGTTTGCTCTACGCCTCTTTCTTCTAGCATTTTGACAACCTCTTTTTTGGTTGGTTTAGTTTTCTTGACAGTTGTTTCGTTTTTCATAATGTTCTCCTTTAAAATATGATACTATTATAAGGGTTTTTCTAGGCGGGGTCAAGGAATATCTTGTGTTTTTTCTGTGGAAATCCTGTGGATAAGTTTTTTAAAAGTTTTTGAAAATTTGTCTTGACAAGCGGGAAAATTCGTGTTATAATAGACCTGGGTACAGAACCCGCCTGGGTCGCTTACACCCGGGTAGACTTTACCGAGTTTAGGTACTGCACTATTGGCGCACGCGTGATTAGTTTTTGCACTGAGTTTTGGCACTGCGGCGCAGAGCGCGCCGACCCTCATATAAAACAGTCAGGCAGGGGCGACCCCTCAAAATTAATTGACGAAAAAAAGGTGGAGAGGATTGCAAAATTTTACCAATAAGTTAAAATTAATCCTCTCCGAGTCGCTTCGAGGTGTCCAGCAATCAGTTTGATATAATCTCTCTGTATGAGTCCACCTCTCGGCTATCTCTTGGGGGAGTCCTCGAAGTGCTTTGAAAAGGGCGACAAAGTCGGTTCTATTCTTAGCATCTTCAAGTATGTTGAAAGTTCAGGCGTTGGTCTGTGGCTCGGTCTGAAAGGTTGCCCTGTCAAGTTGTGCCGTTTTCCGTTCCTTCCCTTTGCGGTTGTTTTCCCTCAAAAGATATAACCATTATAGGGGTTATGGTTATGTCTGTCAACAGTTTTATGAAAATAATTTAAATAAAATTATGCATTGTAAAATTAATAAAATGCAAGGTATTACAGTTCTAATTAATTCCATAATGATTCTATATTTAATTAAAGTATTCATGACAAAAATTATACCATAAAAAATTTGCTTAAAAAATAATTTCACAAAATTTGACATTTTCAGTATTTTGTGTTATGAGATTTGGGAGTTCAATAAATCGTGCTTGGTTTAAAATTTGCTAGCCCTTCGGGTTTATCTGTTTAGATAAACAAATTTTAAACCATGTTTACGAAAAAGTCAAATTTTGTGACAAGAAAAAATCAGAAAAACCCTACACGAAAAAGGGCTAAATGTCAAGTCTTTTTTTAAATAAAAAAATTCCAGAAATTAATCTGGAATCTTCTGGAATCCTAAATTAAATTAATGAAAGCTGTTTAACCTCTATCAATTTAATTTGTGGTTCTCCTTTTTGTTTTTTAAATTCTCCCTCTAAGAATCTATAATTATTTTTTACATAAGAATATAATGTGGGAAAGGGTTTCTCTTTCCAAATTCTCCTCTCTTTAGAGTTTCGTTGATACATTTCACGACAAAATGATCGCCATTCTTTATCTTTTGCATATTTCATAAAATACCTCTCTTTATTATCTCTATTTAATATATCAAATTTTGTGAACAGTTGCAAATTTTATGCCTTGCTCAATCGTATCACAATTAATTTTAGAATCATCATAAAAATCTAAATAGTAAGATGAGCCATGTTTGGAAACAATATCTATTAATTGCTCTTTCTTTAATTCGTGAGTTGTTATTCTTTGCCTTGTCTTTGGTCTTTGCCTAACATAATCATAAGGAATTCTTTTGAGCCATAATAGAAATGGAAACCACCATTTTTGTTCTCTAGCTGTAATGATAACAATTATATCTCCTTTCTTTTTTGCTTGTCTCAATTTCTTTGCCAATGGCAATTCTTTTGTAAATAGATTTTTAAAAAAGGTATTATCTTTTTTAAATTTTTCTAAATTATAATCTTGCTCATAAGTTCCGATTGCAGTAAACAAAGTATCATCAAAATCAAAAGCTTTGATAATTTTCATATCAAAGCTTTTTGCTACCTTCGGAATTAAATATTTATTTGAAATAACCTTTAGTAATTTTTCTTTTTTCATGCTATTAAGTTCCTCTTTTCTTTTCTCATTTTTGCTTTCTTAGTTGATGATGGAATTTTATTAACAGATTGCCAACCGAGATTCACAACGAAATTTATAAAATCTCTTTTAATTTCTCCTTCCCACCTTTCAAACATTTTTACAGCTAGTTTCCATTCCATTCTCGCATCTCTCAACGCTGTATGCTGTTCTTTATAATAATAGTTATCAAACCAATATCTAAAAACACATTCAGCCGAATAAGAAATATTATCATTATCAGTTGTAAATTGATTTTGCAAATATTTATCTTGCTTTTTAAACCAATTATGAAAATCGTTGTTAATAACCTTTGTTTGAGCAATATCCATAAGGCACATTATGTTCATGCCATTTGGCATTCTAAACCTTTTATCGTTTATTTGGTCTTGTGTTTTTCTTAGTGCTTCAATGTCAAATTTAACATTATAAGCAGTAAAAATATCAACGCCCATTCTTGAACAATCTTTATAAAAATAGTCCAATGCAAATTCCCATGAAACGCCTTTTTTTGTTTTTGTTCTCCTTTTTAAAGATGTTTCGTATCGGCTATCTAATGCAAAAGCTTTTCTCTCTCCTTCGGGCATTCCTTTCGGAGTAGTCCAAATAAAATTCTTTGGCTCGTCTAAAACTTCATCAATTAAAAAGCTTCGTTCTAGTGGCTCACAATTTGAATCTAAAACATTTCCTATTACATAAGCAAAATCAAAAACTTGATGTGAATATTCATTCATCATTGTTGTTTCAGTATCAACAACGCAAATTGTTAATTTATCTTTTCTTTTAAAAGGTGTCATTATTTACCACCTTTTAAAATAAGTAAGATTTGCTCTAAATTATGAACATCAGTTCTTTCAAGTGGTTTATAGTTGAAAACGCTTGTTAGTTTTTCAATCTCGTTTAATACCTCTTTTTTAGTTCTTTTCTTTGGTTTATTATTTTCCAATTTTTTCTCCTTAGTTAAAATAATTTATTCTATAAGTATAACAATTTAAGAATGTATATCAACAGTAAAACCTAAATAAAAAATTTTAATTGAGCCAAAAAAAGTTGTCACAAAATTTGACATTTTAGCAAAAATATGATATGAGCCGAGCCAAAAAAAGTTGTCACAAAATTTGACATTTCAGCGAACATGGTTTAAGATATGTTTATATCTTTTGATATATTCAAATAAACATATCTTAAACCAAGCCTCCCAAATCAGACAAGCCAAAATCACAGCTTAAAATTTATTTGAAAAAACCCTTGACATTTTGTGTGGGGTATGGTAAAATCGGCGCCCCAAATGAGAATGATTCTCATTTACAATCGTAAAAAATATTTGCTTAAAGTGTTGACATCTTGGCTCAATAGCTTATAATTATCTTATATTAATTTAACAGGAGCAAAAATGGAAAATTATATAACAGTAAAATTAAATGGTGGTAGTGAATACCTAGAGAATGTTGAGATTACCAAAGGCGAAGCAATGGCTTTATCTTGTAAGGGTAATGGTGCTTTTCAAAATAAAGTATGGGATTTAATTTGTGAGCGTATCTTTTGGAGAGAGGGTGGAATGAAAATTCAAGGCTATTTCCAATTAATTAGCTATACAGTAAATGGTAAAACAAAACCCTTGCATTAAGCAAGGGTTATGCTATAATAAATTATATTTTAAAAAAGGAGCAAAAATGAAAAAATATAGTAAGTTAAAAAGAAATGAGCCTGATTATCTATTAAGCTTTTTCTTTGGTGGGATAGCCTTCTTATTAGTAGTGGGTGTATTTACATTAGCATTACATGGGGTGATATAATGAAAAGATATATAGTAACCTTAGAAATGTATGTTTATGCTGAAAATGATGCAAGTGTTAAAGCAATTGCAGAAAGCAAAGCAAAGAAAGAAAGAGAATACAATGATAATAGATGTTCAGTAAGTAGAATTGTTGAGCAACCTTTTGGAAGTCTTAAAACAAGGAGTGTAGCAGAATGAAAGAATTATTATTAATGTTAGAAAATTTAAGTAATGATATTGATAGTTTCTTTTCGAGATTCTCAAGGCGACAAAGAACGCCACAACAAATAAGAAACGATAGAGCAATGCGTAAGTGGTGGAGAAGTTTTAAAAAAGAGGGTGAGTCAATGTTTCCCTTTATATTATTAGTTATTGTATTAGGTGGTGTTGGTTTTCTTGCTATCCATTCGGGATAGTTGCTCCGAGTATTTGCCCTTATTAACCCCCTAAAAATAAGGGCAAATATTTTTAAATAAAGTGTTGCATTATGCTGGATTTGTTAGTATAATTATCTTATGAAAAAGAAAACAAAAAGAGAAATTGAAAAGCAAATCAAAATTTGGGAGTCAGCAAGAGCAACCCTAAACAGAAAGCAAAGCATTAGAATGTATAACAAAATTTCAAACAGGATATACAACCTAAAGCAAAAGCTGAAAGCTTAGCACAGAGCAGAGAGGGGGTAGCAGTTAGCAGACCTCTCTGCCTGTCGACCAGTTTACCCCCTTACATGTACAACTTTTGAAAATTTCAAAAAGTAAAAAAGACGCAACGATCAGCATCATAATGATGCTCTCAAAAATAAATCTTGACATGAGGTAAAAAATTTGTTATAATTCCATTATGAAGAATGAAATATCCACAAGAATTAGTCCAGAGGGACTTGAAGTAGCCAACGCGTATTTGGAACTGGGTAACATCCAGGCCGTATGTATAAGATTGAAACTAGACGAAGGTGAATGCAGCGAAATACTTGCTAAGCGGGAAGTTAAATCATATGTGGATCAAGTGTACTTAGACACGGGGTATAGAAACCGATTCAAATTAGCAGAAGCACTTGACGACCTTATTGATAGAAAAATGGAAGAGGCTGACGAATCAGAAATATACTCTAATAAAGACTTAGCTGATTTACTACAAATGGCTCATAAAATGCGAATGGACGAAATTAAAGCTCAAGCAGACTTAGAAAAAGCAAAAGCATCAAATGTTAAGAACCAAATAAATATACAGAACAATGGAGAAGTTCCCTTCGGACAAGGTAACTACGGCGAATTAATGAAAAAGCTACTTAAGGATAAATAAAATGATTAAAGGAAATGAACCAGTACTAATATTACTACTATCAGCAGTTCTGTTCGTAGGGTATACCTATGCAGACCATCACCAATTGTGGGCGGATAAAGAAATCTATCAAGTATGGTATGATGAAAAATTAGAACAACCTATAAAGGTTTCATACTGGGTAAAAGATAGACCTAAAAATGTTGATAGAAAGGGAATGAATTTTTACAAAGAAAAAGATTTTCACACTTCTGATGACAAAGACTACTATAAGAATGTGTGGGATAAAGGTCATATGGCACCCGCCGCACATTTCAGCGATACAGAGAAAAATCTAAAAACTACTTTTAGTTACTTAAATTCCGCATTGCAGCACGAAAAACTTAACAGGGGTGCATGGAGATTTCTAGAAGCAGCTGTTCGTAAATGGTCAGAAGATGAACTATTACATGTGGAAAACTTTATTTATTTTTCCGAAAGCAGTCTTGTTCTAGATACCGGGGCGACAGTACCTGATGGTTTCCAGAAAAATATAGAGTTTACGGAAAGTGGGGGAATGAAATGTTTCTTTTTCCCAAACGAAGCTCCAGATATGAAGTGGCAAGAGTACGAAGTAGAATGTTTCGATATACCTGAGCCGATAGCAAATATCAGAGGGTGAATACTTGGAAGTGGTTACTCAAACCCATTTCCGAAAAGAGTAAAGCAATTAGAGAAAAAGGAAGAATACAAGATGCTCGTAGAGCGGGAGTCATAATAGGAGAAACAAATGGCAATAACAAAAACAACAAAACTAAACCACATAGAAGTATACGAGGCGATTGATAGCAGTGCAGCAGATTCGTCCAATACTAAATATGCTAGAGTAAGAGCAGAATATATAGATACTTTAGATGATTCAGAGGATGCTGACCTTCCTGTTAGCGTAGGAAGAACTGTCTATCTAACAAAATTTGTAGAAGATGGCGGAGCAGCTACTGACTATTCAAATGAACATGCTTTAGTTAAAACTATTTGTGCAGCAGTCTGGAGTTAAGATGGCAGATAAGTGGCACGGAGGTAAGGGCGACAAGCGTAGACCCGAAGACAAAAAGAAGTTTGATGAAAACTTTGAAAGAATTTTTGGAAAGAAAAGACCTAACACTTATAAAAATAAAGATACAGTTTATTTTCAAAAAATATTACTTTGTCCAGATTGTGGAGATATAGATTGAAGACTAAAAAAATATTACAAGCGGTGAACTTATCACCAAATGAAAGCATCATAGAGAAACTAACGGAGATGCATCCAATGAGACAAATAACATACGCAAGTATTATACAGGTGACAGTGTTATTTAGTATGTTTGGGTGTTTTGCAATAAATGAACAAATTATTACACACGTTTTATAAATACTGGATACTACCGTGGAACCCATGGAAGAGTTAGGTATATTTGATATCATTGCTCAAGTAGGAGCACCGATAGCCGCTGCATTGTTTATGGGCGGTTTTATATTTTTAATCATTCGTAAAATTATGGATGATGTTGTTGGAAATACTGAAGAAGTAAAGGGCATATCAAAAATGCTTATTACTAGAATAAAAGTAATGAACAATGATATGATTAAAATTGACATGAGTGTAAGTTCCGCTCTTGGACTTACACCAGACTTAGAAAAAATAGCAAGAGCAGAGAATTTTGTAGAATCAGGGAGTATAGATGCAAGACGTGATTGATGCTATCCAGCAGTTTGGATTTCCAATCGTAGCAATGGTTGGTTTAGGTTACTTTGTATACTTTGTGTGGACTACAATAACAGAAAAGATAGACCCTGCAATCGAAGCCATGAAGATAACAATCTTACAGTTAATTGATCAGATAAGGATGTTGGACAATGATATGATTCGCTTGCAAAAGAAACTGGACACAGTTTTACAGTTGAAAGAAAATGAAAGAAGAAAAGGTAAATAATAGAGTTTCAAATGCAGTACTCGGTACTATATTTGTATTTATGGGCGTACTGTTTATATCAGAACTAAGCGCCGCAGAACTTGTACATAAGTTTGGCAACCCAAGTTTTAGTGGGATTAATCAATCCGCACACTATTTAACAATTGACGAACAAGAAAGAACAAGAAAAGACGCCCTTGCTCAAAAAGCACAGGACGCTTTAGAAGACGCTCAAAGAGAAGCAGACAATACTACTCTTGCTAAATTTTTGAGAAACTTAGAATCAAGAATCTATTCTACACTTGCAAAGGATATATCAGAATCACTTTTTGATTATAACAATCCTGGCACATTAGAGGATCCTGTAACTGGAGAAATTTGGTTAGAAGGAAATAGAATAATTTGGACAAACAATGGAGTCTCTATCACTCTAGTGGTTGAAGAATGGTTAGATGGAGTGTTGATATCTACAACAACTATCGAAATACCAGTTGGAAGCTTCGGAGGATGTTTTAGTGACTGCGCGTCTGGCTAAAGTATTAGTTCCTTTACTACTCGTGGGATGTGCTTCATTTGGCGCACCACAACAATATGATAACTGTTATAGATTTGAAGAAGGATTTAATAAAGACGTTGTAACAGGAATTGCAAAAGCAGGTACAGATAGAATGGTATGTAGAACAGGCCCTGTCATACAACCTAGTGCTACCCAACAATTACTTAATCTACCCTACCCAAACCAAAAGACAGTTGTAGCAGTATACAACTTTGGGGATAACACAGGTCAGAGAAAAGCCAGAGAGGGTATTGCTGATTTTTCTACTGCAGTAACACAAGGAGCGCATCATATTCTGATTGAAGCTTTGAGAGACGCTGGCAAAGGAAATTGGTTTGTAGTTGTAGAGAGAACTGGACTTGATGCTTTGACAAAAGAAAGACAACTTGTAAGAAGTACTTTTGAGGCTTACAACAAAGGGGCGGATGGAAAAACAATTTTAAAACCACTACTATATGCAGGAATGATTATAGAGGGTGGTATCGTTAGTTATGATACTAACGTAAGAACTGGTGGTAACGGTGCTCGATACTTAGGTATCGGTATGAAGAATCAATATCGTGAAGATGTCGTTACAGTAACATTAAGGGCTGTATTAGTTCAAACAGGCGAAGTTTTGTTAAATGTTACAACCACAAAAACTATACTATCTACTGGAGGTGGCGGGGATGTGTTTAGATTCATAGAACTTGGTACAGAACTCGTGGAAATCGAAAGTGGTAGTACAGAGAACGAGGCTGTTAGCCAAGCTGTAAGAGCTGCTATTGAAGCGGCTGTATATGGTTTAGTTATGCAGGGACTCGAAAAAGAGGTTTGGGATTTTAATTACCCAAATCTGGGAGAAAACAATGAATAAGATAATTGGACTATTCGCGATATGTCTATCTCTTACAGCGTTTGCGGGTAATAATGATTTATATATTACTCAAACAGGTACAGGACTTACACTTACTATTGATCAAATAGGTGCTACTAACACAGTTGGTAAAACCGACAATAGATTTACTTTGTCAGGTACTTCAATGACAGTAGATATAGACCAGATTGGTGATACTAACACCTTCCTGGCTTCATTACTTCAAGGCAACTCATCTAGTTGGACTTATAAAGTCACAGGGGACAGTAACACTGCTACTTTAGCAGGTGGAGCTACAGGCGACATTGCTAGTTCTGACTTTGATTATATTACAATTGGAGACAGTAACAGTCTTACTTGGACTCAAGGTGCTGCAGCAACAGCTACTGGAGCCAACACTGACTTTACCATAACAGGAACTTCAAATGCCATAACAGGTACTTGTGAAGTTGTGGGTTGTATAAATAATTGGACTATTAGTGGAAATAGTAACAATATTACTACTACTCAGACAGGTTCTGCTGATCATCAGATCACAGCTACTTTGACTGGAAGTTCTAATACTGTAACTATTGACCAAACTGATACTGCAAGTACAAACGTTGCTAATATAGTATCTACTACATCAAACGGTACTATTAATGTAGACCAATGCGCGTCTGGCTGCTAATACTATTGAGTATTCCAGTCTTTACGACAGAAATCGGAGAGATATCTGAATTACGAGGTAATGGAGAAATCACTAGAGTAAACTCTACTGACTCTTTTACTGCTGAAATAGATTCAGATATCTTCTCATTCGATGATGTAAGAACAGGAAACGGAAGACTCGCGATACAGTTTCTAGATGATTCCGTAGTTAAATTAACAGAACATTCAAAACTAGTCATTGATGAATATATCTTTGACCCAGACCCAAGTAAGAGTAAGATGGCTCTTAACATGGCTTCTGGAACAGCTCGATTTATTTCGGGAGCTTTTGGAAAAATTGACAAACAGAATATAACAATCAATACTCCAACAGCAACTATCGGTATTCGTGGCACAGATTTTACAACAACTGTGGACGAATTAGGCAGAAGTTTAGTTATACTACTACCAGATGAGAATGGTGATTCATCAGGAGAGATAACAGTAACTACTGCAGCAGGAGTAGAAATACTCAATGAAGCTTTTCAAGCAACAATGGTTTCAGCATGGGAACAACCACCCACACAAGCTGTAACCTTATCAAATATAACACTTGGAATGATTGACAATATGTTAATTGTTCAAAGACCTCAAGAAGTCGAAGAAGCAGTAGAAGAACAACAAGCAGGTACATCGCCTACTGCAGATTTAGACAAAGACTTCTTTGAAGAGGCTCCAGACTTAGATTGTGATGCTTTAGTAGACAAATGTGATGAAGAACAAGAAGAAGTTACAAGACTAGACATTGATTTACTAAGTATAGAGTTTCTTGTAGATTTATTAGCATTAGTAGAAACTACAAGCAAGAAAAGAGGACAAACTTCGCAATTAAATGGAGTAGAACTCGAAGGTATAATAGCAGGCTTTGATCCTGTATACCAAACATACACTTTTGTGGAAGAAGGATTAATTTACTTTGTACACGAAGGACAAAACAATTACGATATAGGTATCGATATAAATGCAGGTACTTATCTATACATAGACAATGCAGGAGTAATACTGGAGGTAAATATAAATGGTGCGGGCGATAACGTTATTATTATTAATCAGTCCCCTTAGCTTTGCTGGGGATAACTCTACTACGATTATTACAAAAGGAACGAATAATCAGATTACTACTAAGCAAATAGGAAATGGTAATGCTACTTATATTCTTTGTGGTGCAAACTCAAACGGAACTATAACAGGAGCTAACTATACATCCCATAGCTGCACAAATGCTACATGGAACAGTACTGTAACGGGCAATAGCAATACAGTTAAGATGTATACTGTATGGTCAAATAATATAGGAAACTCTTCTACTGTAACTATAGACGGTAATGATAACTATGCATACATTGACCAAGATGAAGATGATAATACAGTAACTATTACTCAAACAGGTAATGATAACCACGCAGAAGCTCTAGGCTCAGGAGACGACAATGTCTATTCAACTACTCAAACAGGAAACAATAAATATAGCAAAATATTCTTTTTCGGTGATGATTCTGATATTACTGTTAATCAGTATGGGACTGGCCAACATAATTCTTATATTTATGGAAATGGTGGTGCGCACAATAACTCGGTAAGTGTTACTCAGTATGGTAGTGGTAATAAGGATGCAGATATATTCTTTTACAACTCTGATAATGAAGTAGACTTAACACAATATGGAACAGGGGCTCACGTAGCAAATATGAAATTCTATACAACAGGATATGATGTAGATGTAACTCAACTTGGAGCTACAAATCAAACATATACCGCAACTTTCAATTGTACGGCAGACTGTACAAAAACAATATCTATTACACAACAATGAATAAATTAATATCAATACTAATTTTTATGGGACTCCTTATATGGAATCCTGGTATCATGCAAAGAGTCGAACTAATTGGTTATGACTATCTAATTATGAATACCGAACCAGTACAAAATGAAAACATTCTTATTGTAGATCTTGACGAAGAACTTCTTAAAACCTATGGAGGTTGGCCTCTTCCTAGATCACTCTACGGAGACTTAATAACATCTACAAATGCTGTAAATGGATTTACGGTTCTTATGCCGAATCCAGACTTACGTGGCAAAGATTATGATGATTACTTTGCAATGAGAATGCAGTACAAACCAACAGTCCTTGCTAGCGCAGCATCGACACAAGTTACTGGAACTAACCCACACGTGGGAACAGCCCAGTTAGGAGAAGACCCAACACCATGGCTATTCAAATACCCAGGAATTTTACCTACAGCACCAGTACTCGAAGAAAAAGCTCAAGGTCTCGGACTAGTAACGTCTACGCCGGAAATAGACGGGGTCACACGTCGTATTCCCCTAGTCGTAAACGTAGAGTCAAAACTTTACCCAAGCTTCGCACTCGAACTCTTAAGAGTCGCAATAGGAGACCCAAGCTACCAAATAAAAACAGAAGAACAGGGTTTAGCTTGGGTTAGAGTACCAAGTTACCCACTTATGAACACGGATGCAAATGGACGTATCTGGTTAAATTGGAATACTAAATTTTACAAACAAACAGGTGCAGAGTTCATGAAGAATCCAATTGATGCACCTTTTATTATATTCGGCACGACTGCAGAGGGTATAACCAACCCGGTGCCGACCCCTGCGGGGGCGAAATACCCACATGAAATACAAGCTAACATTCTTCATAATCTTATTACAGGCACTGCTCCTTCTATACCTACTTGGGTACTTGGGGCAGAAATCGCAGGAACACTCCTCGCCTTATTACTACTTGCATTTGCAACAAGATCCGTATGGTTCTCGTTGCCCTCATTGCTAATAATAGTTGGCGGTTCTTTTTACACAGGTCTGAAATTATATGAATCTTCTTACTTGTTTGACGTTAGCGGAATCGTAATACTCTCGGTTTTGTTTTGGGCATACCATACATTCCTGAGTTTCCTTTCCGAGTATCGTCAGAAACTTCAAATCAAACAACAATTTGGCACGTACGTAAGTCCCGCCTTGGTCAAAAAATTACAGAAAGACCCAACATTACTGAGATTGGGTGGGTCGACCAAACGTATGACTTTTCTTTTTTCTGATATCAGAGGATTCACACCAATTTCAGAAAAATATCAAAAAGACCCTCAAGGACTTACTGCTCTCATTAATCGCTTCCTTGATAACCAAACTGAGATTATTCTCAAACATGGTGGAACAATCGATAAATATATGGGTGATTGTATAATGGCATTTTGGGGAGCACCACTTGATGATGAAGATCAAGTTAACAACGCTACAAAGGCTGTTCTCGAAATGAGACTAGCACTAGGAGAATTAAATGAAACACTTAAAGAGGAAGGCCTTGATCAAATTAATACAGGTGCTGGAATCAATACAGGCTTATGCGTGGTGGGGAACTTTGGTAGTAGTACTCGCTTCGATTACAGTGTGCTTGGCGATTCTGTCAACCTTGCTGCTCGACTAGAGTCTAGCTGTAAGAACTATGACACGGACTTAATCATATCTGAGTACAGTCTAGTAGACGGATATGATTACAAATTCTTAGACGAAGTTACGGTCAAAGGAAAGTCCGAACCAGTTAAAATATATACCATCGAAAAATAGTACTTGACTTTCGGTAGTATTTTTGGTATAATTTAGAAATAGTTGAGAAGATCTCAACACAAAGATTTAGGGAGAACTCAATGGACGCAGAAAAAGTAGCCGCAGACTTGGCTAAACATGAAGCAGTATGTGCTGAGCGGTGGAAGACTGCGTTTAAACGTTTCGACGATATGGACGAGAACGTAAAAAGAATAGAGACTATATTAATAAGTTGCGCAGGAGCAATAATAGTTGGCGGATGCGGACTTATAATAGCAATGTCACAGTTACACTAGGAGAAAACAATGGAAATGGAATATACAAAAAAAGATATTAAAAAATCGCCTAAAATGAAAAAAGAAAAATTTAATTACGATGATTCAGGAAAAAGACCTTTATGGAGTTTTATACTAGAAGGGGAAAAACATTCTTTTGCTAAAAAAGAAGATGCTGAAATCGCTTACGCTAGGTTGACAAAATGAAAAAAGATATTAAAGAAGCAATAGAAAACGCAAGTGCAGTAGAAGACAAAGCTACTGTAGATAACGAAGTAGTAAGCCCTAGAATCGAAATATTAAAAGCTAGAAAAAAGCAACTACAAAGACAGAAAAGACAAAAAACACCAAAATCTCTTAGATGACTCTAGAGATTATAAAGGTTACAGACAAGAAAAGTCACAAAAATCGTTACGATATTTGTAAAAAGTGCCCAAAATTCAACAAAGTATGGAAAACTTGTAAAGAATGTGGGTGTTTTATGCCCCTCAAAACAAAAATAAGATGGGCAGAGTGTCCAGACGGACATTGGAGATAACTATGCCGAAGGGTAAAGGAACTTATGGATCGAAGGTCGGTAGACCAAAGAAAAAGAAAAAAGGTGGAAAGAAGAAAAAGTCAATGGGAGGCTTAACAGCAGCTCAGAAGAAACTACCTAAGGCTTTACAAGCAGCAATCTTGAAAAGAAAGAAAAAGAAAAAGTAATGCCTAGACGAAGAGTAGCAAAAAAGAAACCTGTACCTACTAACCCTAAGTTATATGCAAGAGTAAAAGCAGAAGCAAGACGTAAATTTAAAGTCTATCCCTCTGCATATGCTAATGGCTGGTTAGTCAAAACTTATAAAAAACGGGGTGGAAGATATAGAATGTCTACTCCAAGGAAGAGGAAAAGATGATTGATTTTATAAAAACAAAGTTTATACAACTTTGGAATATTGTTTCAGGAAAAGATAAAAACTGGGACGGGTCTGTTGATATCAAAGATAAAATGATGGAAGCAGAAAACAAAACACAAAATGGCTAAACCGAAAGGCGGATTAACAAAATGGTTCAAAGAAGGCTGGGTAGATATATCCAGACCTCGTAAAGGCGGAGGATACTCCCCCTGTGGACGTAAATCAGCAAGAGGCAAAAAAGCCGGGGGATACCCTAAGTGTGTACCAGCAAGTAAAGCTAGAAGAATGACAAAGGCACAGATTCGTTCCGCAGTTACAAGAAAAAGAAAAGCTGGAAATCCAGGTGGAAAACCAACGATGGTTTCTACCTTTGCTAAAAGAGGCAAAAAGAGGAGAACTACTCGTAAAAAACGTTAGTCTTCTGTAAGGGAGAGTATGAATAGAGATACCTTTATTAAGGAACTCCATATAATCAACAATCTTTTAGAACAGTTGGTTTCAAAAACAACCAATAAACTAGAAGAAAATAGAAAAGTTAGGAAACTTTTAAAGTTGCCTGACACTGTGCACAATAAAGTAAAGTTAACAAATTACTTAAAAAATGGCACTAATAGTGCAAGCAAATAGGAGAAAATCATGGCAAGAGGCGGATTTTTAAGCGGACCTACTGGAGTACATGCTACTCAGAAGATTCGTAAACATAAACTCAAAAGAGGAGTTACAAGAGACATGAACGCAGCTGCAGGGACAACAGTAAATACTAAAAACCCTAACAGTATTGAGGCGTTCAGATATTCAGCCGCACCCAAAGGTGTCGGACCCAGATACGGAAAAACCTTAAACCCAAAGAAAGCAAAATTTGGTAAGAAAAGTGTTGGCAGAATATTAAAGAAAAGAAGATAGCTTATTACTAAAAATATAGGCAAAGCTTACGCACAATTATTTATCTGGAGTGGCATAGCCGAACCGCGTAAGAAGAAAAAGAAAAAAGATGGCACTGACAAAAGGAGAAAAAGCAAGGCTTAAAAAAGCTGGACTAACAGGGTTGAATAAACCTAAAAGAACACCTAAACATCGAACTAAGAAAGCTGTAGTAGCTGTAAGAGTTGGAGGAAAGGTAAAAATCATACGATTTGGTGCACAAGGCATGGGGCATAATTACAGTCCTGAAGCCCGTAAAAGCTTCAAAGCTCGACACGCAAAAAATATTAGAAAAGGTAAGTCCTCAGCGGCATACTGGGCTAATAAAGTGTTCTGGGCAGGTAAAGGTGGGTCTAAAAAGATGCCGCCAAAATCACAAAAATATACTAGAGGATTAAAAAGAAGAAGATGACAATACCTACAATTGACACTCGAAAGGCGTGGCTAGACGAATTGCAAGTTCACACTCAAAGTAGTTTGATGAAAATTACTGAAAAGGAAGTGACAGGAAAACATGTATCTCCCGTGGAGATACAGTATGCAAAAGTCTGTAGCGCCTACCTCTATTTATACAGGCTGGCTCAAGATAATGAAATATTGAGCGCAGACGATCCCGATAATCCATTTGACTTTGAGACTTTACATTGATTGATATTAGTAGAGCAGATATAGAATCAAAGTTTCTAATGGATTTAGACGCAGAAACGCGTTTTATTAAACTTCCTATAGAAGGATACATGGACTTATTAGGTATAACCCCTAATTCATCACAAACTGCAATTATCAATGCAATCAATAACCCTAAATATAGATTTGTAACTGCCGCTGTTTCACGTAGGCAGGGCAAAACTTATATATCAAATATAATCGGACAACTTGTTTGTCTAGTACCAGATAGCCACGTGCTGTTGATGTCTCCAAACTATTCTTTATCACAAATTTCTTTTGATTTACAAAGAGGTTTAATAAAACATTTTGATTTAGAGGTAATAAGAGACAATGCAAAAGACAAAGTTATTGAACTATCGAACAATAGTACTATCCGTATGGGTTCGATTAATCAGGTGGACTCAGTGGTTGGGAGATCATACGATCTTATCATATTCGACGAAGCGGCCCTCACCGATGGCAGAGATGCTTTCAACGTCGCACTTCGACCCACATTAGATAAAGACAATTCCAAAGCAATTTTTATATCTACTCCAAGGGGTAGAAATAATTACTTTGCAGAGTTTTATTATAGAGGGTATTCTGAAGAGTTTCCAGAATGGGCAGCTATCAAAGCTACTTATCATGAAAATCCTCGTGTTTCAGAAGCAGATATTAAAGAAGCTAGAAAAACAATGTCCGAAGCAGAGTTTCAACAAGAATATATGGCAGACTTTAATGTTTATGAGGGTCAAATATGGGCATTTAATCATGAACAATGTATTGCTGACCTAACTGATTTCGA